GTTATTTGTGGTAAAGAGTTTTTTATTCCATTTCGTAACGGAATGAGAAAAACATGCTCAGAGGCTTGCAAGAGAGAGCTTTGGTTGCGAAACCATCCAGAAATAAAAGGGGTTTGCCTAAACTGTGAAAAACCACTTTCATATAAACAGCTTCGAAATGAAAACAAGTTCTGCTCGAAGAAATGTAACTTTGAATATTTCCTTAAAAACAATCCTAATCATCAATCCATAGCTGGGAAGCTTGGCGGAAGAAGAACAGCTTCTGAATATCCCGACAATATTAAAAAAGCCTATAGTAAACTAACGCCAGAGCTGAGAAGACTAAACAAAGAAATGCATGATAAGGAAGTTGAAAGGCAAAGCATGGCCCTTGCAGGCCAAGGTTATACCATTTTGTATAAAGATGTGAAGAAAAATATCCGTCCTGACATAATAGCATATAAAGACGGAGTTATCTACTTGTTCGATGTTAAAACGAAAGGCACGCTACCTCGCCTTAAAATTAAACAACAAATCCCGCTTCCAACCCTTGCACCAGCGAAATAAAGAGGCCGCTGACAACCGATGTGGAGATTAAGAAGGATGTTGACGCGGTTGATGTTGTCTTAAGTTCTAGGTATGCTCCCTGTGTCACCTACGGTGAAGCGGTTGTAAAGGTAACCGGTTTAGCTTCAAGCTGACCGGTTTAGAGTCTTCCCTATTTTTTTCTACTTTAGAGTCAGCTAACATAGCGTAGCCTCTAAAGCCAGCTAACATAGCGTGGCTGGCGGAGGTATATTTATGACGGTTCAATATGCAACCGTATCCGATATTGCGGGTGCTTTAAACGCAACTTACGATAGTGTAAATCACGTTTACACGGTTTACGGTTTGACTATTCAAGAGTCCAGCTTTCAAGCCCATTTAGACTTTGCAAACACATATATAAACGCCCTGCTTGGAAGAGACTTAACAGAAAACGATTCAAAATATTCAATCGCGAAGATGGCTGTAATAGACTTAGCATGCCTCCGTATCCTGGTTGTTTCAAGCGGTGGAGCTATGATCGGAGCTTTCGACTACTTCCTCGGCGATCTACGTGTTTCAAGAGCTGGACCATACGCTGAGGCAATCGAACGGACGATTAAAGGCTTTCAGGAGGATTTAGTCCGTCAGCTTGTAAACTTGACAAGCCCCGTTAAAACGGCTGAGGCTTCGGCTTCTGAAGAAGTGCCCAGGTATCGGGGAGGGTTGATTAATCCTTGACGGACGTTGCAAGTGTTTTATCCCAGCATCTCTATGATAATTGGAGTCTTTCAAATCCGTCGAGTGATGATATTTACTGGGCTAAGAGTAAGGTTGAAGCTATAGATTTCACAAAGGTGGGTAAAAACTACGTTATAGCCTGCTACGCTCCTATAAGTGCGGCGAATATTCGCTTTTTAACCCGTGAAATTCGGCTTGTAGAGCAGAACGTTACGGTTGACATCCTCGTCCGCGTTATTTCGTCTGTTGACGACGCGGTGAATATGCGTGAAACAATTAGAAGTGAGGTTTACAGGATTTTAAAGGATACTGTGCCGAGCGGTTTTGAATATGCAGATGTTGTACGTGAATCGAATAAGAATGAAAGCCCCGATTTAGCCCGTGTAAGCGTTTTCGTGAAAATGGTGAGCTTCAGTTGATTGAAGTAGACGTTAGAAGCTTTGAACGGTTTGCAGATGTTTTAAAACAGATGCCCGACGAATTGAAGCAAAAGTTCAATGAAGCTCTAGGGGAGGCTGGAAGGCAAATCGTAACACGTGCAAGAGCATACGCACCCGTCCGCACGGGAGCTTTACGGGCAAGCATTCAAGAAACCGTTACCCACGACTTGATACTTATTGTAGGTGCGTATATTCACTATGCTGCTTTTCAAGAATTCGGCACACGGTATATAAAACCGAGGCTTTTCATGACGAGGGCTGTTCAGGAAGTCCTACCTATGCTTGCATCCTCTCTAGGTGAGGCTGTTAATCAGGCGTGGAACAGTTTAACCCGCCTACACGGCTGAGCCCTCCAGTTCACCGTGAGGCAAGGGGTGATGTAGAGGAATGTCCACTCCACTTATAGGTAGAAACGCAGTCGTTATGAAAGGGACACAAGAGATAGGATACTGCACAGGCGTCAGAGTCGACATAAACGTAGACTTAATTAAAGAGTATAAATTGGGAAGCGATAAGCCTGCGATATTGAAGGATGGTAATAAAAGCTTCAGAGTTAGAGTAGAGAAGATGTTCATCGATTCAACATATGCGACGGATGTTTTAAACGGCACGGCTGTTTCAATAGAGGTTAGACCTGAGGGCAGTGGAACGGGGAAGTCTAAGATAACGCTGTCAAACGTGGTCTTCACAAGATGGGAGATGACTGCTAACCAAGACGGCGTTATAATGGAGTCTATTGAAGGCGAAGGAAGTGACTTAGCGTTCGGAACACAGAGCTAAATACGCTGACTATCTAGGAGGTTTTACAGTATGAGTTTGGAGGATGGAGACTTAGACATGCGTGTAAGGTTTGGCTTAATAGCGTACGGTCGGCTAGGTGACATTCTGAAGCTTCGCATGCGTATCCGTGAGCTTATAGAGCGTGACTGCCAAGACTTGAAAATCGTCTACCATACGATAACAGCCGACAAGATATGGATTCGTAAGGAGGTTGAAGAGCGTGAGCAAGGTTGAAGAGTACGCTAAGAAATTGGCGGAATTTGAGAAGAAGACTGAGGAAGAGGCTAAGCTTTTCAATATCGACGACTTTCTAGCCGACATAGATAAAACAATTGAAAAGTATGTTGAAGGAGTCGGGGTTATACGTTATAAGCGTTTAAGCTTCATGGAGGTTGTAGAGCTTTCCCAGAAGTATAAAGACGACCAGATGAGGTTTTCCATGGCTTTGGTTGTTAAAATGCTTTCAAAAGCCGATCCTAAAGTGACGCTTGAAAAGTTTGAGATGCTTCCGACAAGCATAGCCGTTAAAATCATGAACGCTTTGGCTGAAGAATTGAAGATGGATTTTTTACAAACAGCGAATCGGTGAAAAGATGGGTGAAGAGGAACGATATAGTTCAAGCGGTTTGCACTTTGATGTATTTCTACCATATGCCGTTTTCAGAGGTTAGAAGGCTAACGCTGTTTCAAATATCTGTGCTTCTTGAATGGCTTAAACAGTATTTTGAAAGAATGGGAAGGGGGAAGGATAGGGTTATATGAGCTATCCATCTCAGCTTGAAGTCGTTGTAAAAGTCGTAGATGAGGCTAGCCGAGAGTTTGAAAGAATTGGGGAAGCCGTAGAGGAGACAAGCTCTAAATTCTCAACTTTAAAAGACGTTGCTAAAACAGCCGCAGGAGTATTGATAGGTGAGGTTGCCCACGACGCTCTAGGGGCTTTAACTAAAAGTCTATCTCAAGCATCCGAGAATTTCACAGACTTAGAGCTTACACTTACAAAAATAACAGCCTCAATGGGGAAGACTGGGGCTGAAGCTAAAGCTCTACGTGACGAATTTCAGAAGATAGTGTCACAGCAAACCGACCTTGGATATTCAGCCGTTGAAGCTGCTCAAGCGTTAGAATCACTTGTCAAAGCGGGTTTGAAGGGGGAGGAAGCCGTTAAAGCGCTTAGAGCTTCGCTTGAAATGGCTAGGGTTGAAAATATCGATACGGCTCAGGCTGCGGATATGCTTACGACTGTGATGAATCAGTTTAAGCTTTCAGCCGACGATGCTTCAAGGGTTGTCGATGTTCTTGTGAACGCTTCAGCAGCTGGAAGAGGAACGGCTTCAGAGTTTGCAGAGGGCTTGAAGTATGTTGGAACAATGGCAAGCTCAATGGGTTTAAGCCTAGAGGAGACGGTTACAGCGCTCGTAGCCCTCAACAACAGCGGTTTAGAAGCTACAACCGCAGGCAGATACCTTGCGGGTATGCTTAGCGACTTAACCGAGAAAGGTCGAGGCATCATACCGACTTGGGACAACTTCAACAATCTAATCCGTCAGGGAAAAATTTCAATGGAGGATGCCATAGCGATTTTCAACAAGCTTGCCCCATCGCTTGGTCTTTCAAAACTCGCATCTGAAGACTTGGAGAAGGCATGGCATGAATTGACAAACGCGGTTGAAGAGGGCAAGATTACGCAGGATCAGATTGCTGAGGCTTTAAAGAAGGCTGGATTCGAGGTTAACAAGCTCGGGTTTGAAATCTACAACGCTGACGGCTCTATGAAAAGCTTGAATGAGATCATCACGCTTCTTACAAATAAGCTTAACAGCTTCGCCACTCAAGCCGAGAGAGACGCATATATTAATCAGGTGTTTGGAGAGCAGAGCCGTAGAGCCGTATTAATTTTAACACAGCAGTCTGATCAGCTTACAAATTTAACAAATAAGCTTGCTGAAACAGGCTCTACGGCTATGATGGTAAACGAGATAATGAATACGACCGCTGGTAGGCTTGCAAAGGTTAACGCTGAAAGTCAGAACGCAAGCCTGGGGTTCGGAGGCTTAACGGCTCAAGTGAAGGAAGCTTTTGCAGGATTCACAACACTGCTGGGTCCTCTAGCATCCACCGCTCAAGCTTTAGGACCTAGCCTTCTCCAGGGGGCTGTGACGGGTTTAACCGCCACCCTTCCAACTTTAATAGCAAACGTAGGAGGCTTACATGCTGCTTTTGGAGCCGTTTCAACATTCGTATCAGGCTCTCTTATACCGCTTTTAACAAACCCGCTTACATTGGCAATTCTAGGTGTTATCGCAACGGTTGGACTCTTATATACTGCTTGGCAGAACAACTGGGGCGGGATACGGGATATAACGGCTAACACTGTTAGCTTCCTGCAGGCTAAGTGGAATGAGTTCTCCAA